TATCTTTCCAGTGTTTAACGGTCGAGGCTTCGGTCCAGGGGGCGCTGTTCCACGGTTTCCGTTGTACTAAACCTGGCAATGCTCGGAGTGCATACCCGTAAGCTCTCGTTGGGGTGTATCGTATACGAAGAAATTCTGTCGATCTATGCAGCAGGGCAAACTTCCCATCACCACCCTTAACTCCTAGCAGTCGATAGCACTCATTCATAGCACTGGCACTTTTCCAGTCGGAGAAGGCGAGGTTACTGTCGTCGCCGCGGATATCGTTGATCAGAGGTTGAGTGAATCCATACACACTGAGTAAGTGTTTAGCCATTTCTGTCTTTATCTTGTTCCAAGCGTTTCCAACTACTGATGTGATTCGCAGTCCACTCATGAGACCTCCAGTCACCTGGGTTATAAAATCAAGAGCATCTAGTTTGCAGGAGAGCGTCGATTCCGTAAAGTCGTGAAGACACGACTGCCCTATTTCTAGCAGTTCTGAAAGTCTGGAGTCGGGACAGTTTTTCCTTGCTATGTCGACCAGCGCTTGCCATATCAATTGTATCTCGTAAGTCGGTGGCTGGTGGTCGAACCCGTCGAAGTCGTAGGGTAGACAAACGTAGCGCGACGTTGCCTCAATCGTCCTTTCCATTCTGATAGTTTGCTCTTCTAGTGTCTCGTCAACTGTAACTCCAGGCCACTGAGTGTAAGCTTTATTCACGTAGTAAAGAATCCAAGCCTGTTTCAAATATGTCCATATATCGCTTGACACGGCAACTCGGATTTTCCCTAACTCGCTTTTGAGAATTGCTGAGTTCTGTTGACCTTTGTTGGCCAGTGCTGACTGGACCAACTCTTCGATTGTCCAGACGTCAATCAGTTGGTTTTTTCGGACTTTAAATTTGACTTCTCCTTCTGTCGTTGTGATACGCAAATGACCTGTTGAACTAGAACCACTAGTAAGCCAGACACAACTTTCCACCCACTCAGCAAAAGTCATCGGCTCCACCGGTTGAGGAATTACGTTCGTTAACTCTTTCACGACTTGTTCAACCGTCTGATCAAGTTGGAACATCTCCAGTCCTCCGTTTGCTAGTGCTCTTACTTCTTCTTCTATATTGAAGCCTGGATATGGAGGGTTGCGATAACCAGTGAGTGTTGCAGCTTCTACTAATGACCAGGGGTTATCTACTTGGAGTCCAAACATTTTGATGGAGTTGTTGGCTGCTTTGGCAACTGCGATGTAGTGATCGATCGTGGAGTCAAAGGCCCCGAGGAAGTGGTATAAATCGTAAAATTTCGGGACTAGGCTAGCGGCAAGTATTAAGTTTAGTGTCGTGATATAGTCCCAGCCGAGGTTCAAGATGTTTTTATCCACCTCGGACCAAGATCTTTGTTTCCATTTCCACAGGTCCCTCGACCTCATCATGCGTATAGCACGATCTTTTTTTGTACGGAAGGGATGTAAGTTCTCGAACACCTCTTCATCTCCTGTTTGAAACCAACCTGCATGGTCTAATTCAGGACGAACCGCTATCTCTGTCTTTGGCATCTTTCGTCGTAACTCACTCCACGATTGCGGTTGCAGCCGTGGTGCAGAAAGAATACCCTCGTCCTCGAGGACAGATGATGGTACATCCAGTCGGAGTAGTAATAGGTTTAATTGTTCTCTTTTTCTAAGAAAGCTGATGGCTGACATAGGTATTGAAAAATATTGTGACAGCAGCGCATCAGAAACATCCCCTTTCCGTAGAAGGGCATTTAGGATGAGTTTTTTACGTCCTCGGAGCCGGACGCAAGCTTGGGAGGAACTCCCTTCCGACCTGCACCATTGTAGATCGTAAATGCCTGAGGTGCCTGTCTGGTCTGGACTGTTAGTAAGTTGGTAGGATTAGAACCAGCAATGGCCTGCTGTGCTCGTTCGACAGGAAACTGAGCGGGATCGTAAGCTAAGAAGAGGCTCAGTGGCGCGGTTAGAGCACCGGCATTAAGAGGCTGTATGTAACTGGCGTAGGGATAAGAACAGGCGACTATAAGGTTATGTGGGATGTAATTCTTTCCGGGGGGTGCGGGGGTCGCATTGGCGTAATTGAAAG